TGTAGCCGGTTATGATCTCTAGAATCATTTCGCCGTCAGCGTTGACGATATCGTACCAATGCCTATTCATATCTAGCTCCTTGACCGCAACAGGTGTTGCGGTCGTATCCGGCGAAGTTAACTCCATCGCTTAGGGTTAATTTGTTTGGCTATCTCGAATGCGCTCTCGTGTGAGCACACCGCAGCCGCTTGTTTGTGTTGCTCGATTATTGTGAATTGCTGCATCCCGCCTAGCCCCTGCCTCTCTGCACATGGCACACAGTAGGGGTAGGTCTCGGCCCGCTTGGCGGGATACGGCAAGCCACAGTAACGGCAACCATGTTCTGATAACTCGACTTCAGTCATTGCAACGCCATGAAGCTACAAAGACGCGCTCACCGAACGCAGCCGACAGACCGGCCAGTGTCTCGCCCGCCAAATGCTTGTCGAAGTATTCTTCCTTATCTAGGTTTGTGTAGCCGGTTATGATCTCTAGAATCATTTCGCCGTCAGCGTTGACGATATCGTACCAATGCCTATTCATATCTAGCTCCTTGACCGCAACAGGTGTTGCGGTGTGGTTTGAGCAACGCGGTATTGCGTTGCCCTGCTGAGTGAGTGTGTGTAACCACCCAAACAACAGAACATATTATACCACTGGGGAGTGTCTTAACCTAGTAACTGAAACGTGTTTCTTCTAAGTGTTTGGGGGAATGAAACCAATGAAACTTTTCGGGTTCTGGCAAAAGTTTCAATGTGCATCCAGTAACGGCGCGGGTTAGAGGGGTAATGAAACCTTTGAAACCAATGAAACCTGCAAATATGACTTCCTGTGAAAACATAGCGCGGAGGGGGGCGAAGGGGCGAAGAGACGGGGAATTTCTGTGTTTTAGAGAAAAATCTACAGAATTGTAAAAATCGAGGTTTCATTGGTTTCATTGGTTTCATTATAAAAATAAAAAAATAATTATTAGTAATATTAGTATCTTAGTCCCACCCTGCGGGAACTGGTTTTGAAACTTTTACCAAAATCGAAAAAGTTTCATTGGTTTCAATACAACGTCCTATTGAAACTTTTGTTCCATTTGAAACTTTTTTTACGAGAAATAACTTTGTCTAACTTGGTCGGGGCGACCGCAACAGGTGTTGCGCTCCACTACGTGAACTTAGTCAAACTTGTTTGCCGATGCAGCGAGCCGTTGGATAACTGGTTTCAGGATGACCGCAACACCTGTTGCGCTTGGGATGCAGCGAGCCTCGGGATAACTGGTTTCTCAAGAATTTTGGGCACAAAAAAAGGCCGACCCCGAAGGGCCGACCTTGTTGGTCGAAGCTGCTAGGCTACTTTTTCTTGTTGCCTGATTCAGCTTTCTTTTTCTTGGTGGTGTACAGGGCAGCGGCGTCTTTGTCGATTGCTACCGCTTGGTCGATTGCCTGTCGCAGTGTTCGCTGCAATCCCAGTAGCTGATCGGTAGCGAAAGCTGTCGCGCCGATGCGCTCCACTATCGGGAACACCGCTTTGATAGTGTCCTTGTAATAGTTGGCTGCGGCCGGCTTTTCTCGCTCTGTCTTAGGCGAAAGTTCTTTGACACAGAGTTTCCTCTGGCGGGATACGTAGGCTCTCATGAGAGCTTGAATACCCTCTTTTGTATAGAAGGTTTTCAAAGGTTTACCTTCCTCGTTACGCTTGGGAAAGGGGGACTTGAAGCTGCCCTGTCGCGTCTTCACATCCTCGCTAGCAAGCCACTCTCCCATTGTCATGTCATCCTGCGCGGGATGGTTTCGGGCCATTGTTGCGAAAGCAACCTTCACGAACTCCGGCCTATAAGCGTCAAGATTTTTCAGTGTGACGCCTCGCTTCTTAAGACCTGTGATGTACTTCCGCCGCGCTTTGACCGCGTCATCGTCGGCAGTCAGTTGATTAACACCCAAGTCGATCAGGGCCGGAGAGAAAGGCTTAACAGTAGTTGTATCAGTCATATCTAAATACCTATGTAGTTAACACGCAGCGTTTGCTGCGATGGTTTGAATTATCCGGATATAACCTGACTTGACCATGCCGTTTTGCACAAACTTGTTTTTTATAAGTACACCGCAACACGTGTTGCGGTCACCCCCGAAAATATGGCCGCGCGTATGTTCGCACCCCACCTACCCCCCACCCGCCCCTTCTGCGCATACGTTGCGGCGTCGCTGTATACATACTATTACGCTCAAATGATTGCTCGTTTTGTATCGTTTCGAGACTTTCCGAGACTCAACCATGTCTCGTTTTCTCGGTTTTGACAGATAGATACAAAACGAGAAAACCGATACGTGACTTACACAAACAAGTTACCCCCACCCCCCTTTTTTATAGGTACGTCTTGCGACCAACCCACCCCCCTAATATATGGTAGACCCCCCCTTTGGAGTCCCAAGTGTTTGTTTTCAAATAATTTAGTGTACAATCCGCGAATGGCACTTGCTCTAACACCAGAGTTTGGTATCGAGATACCGGAAAATGTTCCCTACATGGACTTAAAAGACCGTGTGGAAGCTGCGTGCCGCACCATAAATGAGCTACAGGAACATGGTCTCGAAGTAGAACCAGACGACATAGACAACGATGTAGCCGCTACGCTTGCTATAGCTTACGCCAAAGATGTTGAGCACACCTCCAAAGAAGTCTCGCACGCCCGTACCGCTGCGCTGACTCCGGCCTCACTTATTGAGACCAACAATATACTCAAGGAATTCGGCCAACTCGTAGCTACGCACGCAGCGGAGATACGCAACACGGTAACCAACAAGCTGATTCTGGAAACGGAGAATGACGATCCGAGAATACGAATCCGAGCTTTGGAGTTACTGGGGAAGATGACTGACGTTGGATTGTTCACTGAGCGTAAAGAGATCACGGTTACCCACCAGACAGCAGATGAACTGCGTGAAAAGCTACGTGAGAAGCTGCTAGTCCTGAAACAAAACAGCGAAGGAGTGTATGAAACAGAGGCAGACGAGCCGGAACAGCCCTAAACGATGCCAGCTTCTGTATTAACAAACCTAAATCCCGCCCCACCCCCTCCTGAGTTTACCGCCGAAGAGGTAGACCTGCTCTTACAAAACCTAGATACCTACACCGCCGAAGAGCAGGCGGAAATATATAAGATCGTTGAGGAGTTGGAGGCCAGAAAGCGGGCCGAGGCTGCGGCTAAAGACCTGATTGATTTCTGTTGCGCTATGCAGCCGGATTATAAGGTCGGTAAACATCACAGAATACTGGCTGATCTCTTGATGGAGATAGAGAAAGGCCGTTCGTACGACGAAAGTGGGGAGGAATTACCAGATTCCGGTAAGGATCGGGTCTGTGTGAACATGCCACCGCGTCATGGTAAGTCCCAACTGATCTCGATTTACTTCCCAGCGTGGTTTTTAGGGCGGAATCCCGACAAAAAGGTGCTGATGGTGTCCCATACCACTGATCTGGCGGTGGATTTTGGTAGAAAAGTACGAAATTTGATCGGAACAGACGAATATAAGGCGATTTTCCCGAATGTGCAGCTTGCACAGGACTCAAAGAGTGCGGGAAGGTGGAATACCAACATGGGCGGGGAGTATTTTGCCTGTGGCGTTGGCTCTGCACTGGCTGGTCGCGGTGCCCACCTCCTCCTTATCGACGATCCACACAACGAACAAGACATCATCAACGGAAACTTGGACGTTTTTGACAAAGCCTACGAGTGGTTTACCTACGGTGCGCGAACACGTCTGATGCCCGCCGGACGCGTTGCCATAGTACAAACTCGCTGGCATCTGGATGACCTGACGGGCCGGGTTGTGCGGGATATGGCGCAATCTGACTTAGCCGACACCTATGAGGTAGTAGAATTTCCGGCGATTCTGGAGATAGAAAACCCACAAAACCCCACTAAACCGACTGAAAAACCCCTATGGCCTGAGTTTTTTAACTTAGACGCGCTGTATCGGACTAAGGCTTCGATGCCGCTTTTCCAGTGGAACGCGCAGTATCAGCAGAAACCCACTGCGGAAGAGGCGGCTATTGTGAAGCGTGAGTGGTGGAACGAGTGGACTAACGAGACCCCTCCACCCTGTGAATACATCATCATGTCGCTCGACGCCGCAGCCGAGAAGAACAACCGTGCTGACTACACGGCCCTGACTACGTGGGGAGTGTTCTACAACGAGGAGGAGAACCGCTATTCCATCATCCTCCTGAACAGCATCAAGAAGCGGTTAGAGTTTCCCGA